CCAGCAACTACAAGCCCAAAGGCCCCCATCGCAATCGCGCCCTCCGTGCCCGTGCTGGCCAGTGGCGTCATAGCCAGCGCCATGACGGACACCGCTGCCGCAAAAGCTACGATGCCCACAACGCTGGATTGCAGCTTTGTGCCCATATTTGCGAATACTACCGTTAGACCAGCTACCACGGCGCCAAAGGCGATAAGCGGGGCCACCGCAGTGGTACCAAGTGACGCAAGAGGTGTGAGAGCAAGTGCGAGAACGGCAAGCGACAATGCGATCGCGGCCACCGCCCCAGCAACAGACAACATGGTCTTGCTGACCGCCGCCAGCTTCTTTGGGGACGCCTTTGTCAGCGATTTCGCCATGGCGGTCATTCCGACGCTTAACCCGGCAACGGCCCCTACGAGCACCGCCATAATCCCGGTGGCCGCAGGCCCCGCCTTCGCCAGTTCAATGGCGGACTTCGCCAGCAAAGCAAAGCCGGCGCTGATCGCTAGAATGCCAACGCCCATTAGCACAAACGATTTCGCCGATGCCATTAAGTTTTTGGCACTTCTTCTGCTGCTTTTTCCTGCCTCCTTTGTGCCTTTTGACACGCCAAACAGCTTACCAGCCAGCGATTCCAGCGGACCGGATGCCATCGCTCTAAAAACGCCGGAAACGGCCTTTACGCCAGATGCCGCTTTTTGGGCTCCTTTGAGCGCCAGGAATGCACCCAGCAGTTGAGGGAGGTGGTCCGTTACAGCCTTAATCACTTTTGCAATCGTGTCTGCATGCTCTTCCAGAAATCCAGCAAATTTGGTAACCGCTTGAGTGACCGTTCCGAGCGTCTTAGAAAAACCGCTCACATTCTCGTCTGACCCGAACGAGCCGTTCAGCTTACCGAGGGCTTTCCCAATAGCAGAGAACGCTTCTTCAAATGCGTCCTTAACAATACCCACGTCAGTCTTAATGATAGTCCAATACGGCTTAACCGTTGCCACCAAATCCTTGATTTTTCCGGCGATTGCGTCACCATCAATCCCATCCAGCGCGTCTGTGATGCTGCTGATCGCCTGAATGCCCATATCCGATACCGCATTGAACGCCGGAGCAAGCTTGTTGCTCAGTGTCTCCTTAAGGCCGTCCATCGCCTGACCAACCGTCTTGTACTGGGTCGCCAGCTTGGAAAAGTCATCGTTGTTGCCTACTTCTTTAATGGCATTAAAAAAGTCCTCTGTCTTTACCGTCCCAGCCTGTACTTGCTTCACGAGCTCTGCGGTGGACATCCCCATTGCCTTGGCGATGGCTGCAATGCCCGCCGGCGTCTGTTCCAGCATGAGCTTGAAGTCCTGCCACTGAACACTTGGTTTTGCCGCCATCTGAGTGGCCTGCTGGCTCAGAGTTTTCATGGCCTGCTGTGGATTTTCTGCCGCAGCTGCCAGTCCGCCGAACCCGGTCACTAGGTCCTGCGCGCTCTTAATGCCAACCGCGTCCAGCTGCGCAAAGGTGGTGGCCATATCGCTGGCGCTGTAAATAGTTTTCGTGGCATAGTCTTGTAGGACCGACTTCGTCTTTTTGATCTCTTTTGCGCTGTGGCCATTCATGGACATGTTGCCTTGGAATGTCTTCCATGCCGCGCTGGCCTCGTTCATATCAGAGATAAGCCCGCCAATCCCTGACGAAATAGAATCGAACGCCTTCTGCCCGATGCCGGTCAGGATGCCGAAGCCGAGTCCGCTTTTCAGCTTGCTCCCCAACGCGTCCACTGCGGAGCCTGCGCCCTTTATGGCAGACGTGAATCCCCTGTCAGCCGCAGACAGTACCGCCTTTACGCTGTAGGTTTCAGCCATCCTCACCACCTCGTTTCTCTCTCAAGTAGATTTTCGCCCCGGCAAACCGGTCCTGTTTTCTCTTTTCTCCTTGAATCCGCCGCAGCGCCTTCTCCCGGTCATAGAATTTCTCGAACCGAGTGTATACCGGTTTCCCGTTTCTTTTGCGTCCCTGGGCGGCAAAATTCAGAAACGCCTGGGCGTGGCTGCGGTAGTCTTTATCCGCCTCCCGCAGCTGAACCGCCTTCATCATAAGCTGATACTCCGGGAGGGTGAGCCGGTCCACCTCTGAAAAAGAGGTGAACCCCAGATAACGGAAACAATTCGTCGCCGCATCCTGGTACAGCTCATCCACAGTTACCGCTCCGGGTCCTCCGTCCGTTTGGCTTCCACCAGCGCCAGAAACTCCAGGGTCACCTTCTTGCAGCAGTTGGAAGTCTTCAAAAAATCCAGCACGCTTTTAAACAGGGCGTCGATATCGTCGGTGCTCTCGATGTACTGCTCCAGGTCCTTTCGGGCAACGCGGGGGACACAGCCCTTGTTTGCGGCGTCCAGCACGTCCGCCAGCTGCTCCACGTCGCCGTCAATCACACTTGCCACAGCAAACTGGAGCCCGACATTCTTCTTCACGTCCTTTGCGCCCTCAAGAGGCATCACAACCCGCTTGTTAATCTCCTTCAAAAAGCCAAACCCGAAATGAAATTCATATACCTTGTCGTTGATTGTCAGTTCAAGCATATCTTTAACCTCCATAAATTTCGAAGTGATGCCGGGGCGCAATCAGGCCCCGGTCTTGCTGGTGTCCTTAAATACGTAGTCGGCCACGGCCTGCTGCTCAGCGGAAACGGTGACCTCGCCGTCCTTGCCGCCGCCGTTGATACCGAAAGTGAGGGATACCTCCGCGAAGTCCTCAGCGCTGGAGCTGATCTCCAGCTCGGTCAGATAGCCCTGAAAATACTTTCCTTTGTACTTGCCGTCGGTCGCGCCTGCCTCTGCCAGGTTAACCTCCCAGATTTCAATGACCTTATCGTTGTCCAGCGCGCTCTCCAGCTTGCCAATCATCGTATCGCCGACAGAGAGAATCGAAGTCGCAGTGATCTCCACTTCCGCCACGCCAGGGGTGCGGATAGAACCGTCCTTTGTGGCGGTGGAGTCCGCGTCCTTGCTCTTGGTTCTGCCATTCTCTGTCGTAAACGCGATGAGCGCGCCGTCATCGGTTGCGGCGTCCTCCAGAATGCGGTACAGATAGACGATCTTCTTGCCCTGCACCGCCTCCGCGAACAGCTGCAAATCGAACTTGTATTTCATAAATTTTTACCTCCTGGTGAATTGGAACTCCACCTCCAGCAGCCCGTGCAGAAGCGGAGTTTTTGTCGTTGTGTCTGTCAAAATTCTTTGGACTACCCCCCGCGCGGACCACGCGAAGGAGTCCGTATAGCACAGCTCCCGGCAGAGCCGTTTCAGACTACCCAGCATTTCAGAAACCGCTCCGCGCTTTCGCGGACTGTTGTGCCAAACGTGAATAGTTTGGTATACGCTGCCGATTACAGCGTCTTTTGTCTCAGCGTCTGCCTGACGGCTGTCTGCCAGATAGACAAAGGGGTATGGCGTGTCCTCCGGCGGCAGCGCCCCGTCGTATACGTCGTACCCTTGCTCCCGCGCCGCGATCAGCAGCGCTGTAAAAAGTTCCTGCTGGGGGTCCATCCAAGCACCTCATTTCACCAGTTTTTGCATATCCTTTTCAAACTGTTCCTTCTGCTCTTCCCAGGCTGGCTTGACAAACGGCTCCGCTTCCATTTTTCGAGTGCCAAATTCCACATAATAAGCGTAGTCCGTTGTGGGGCCTACCTCAGCGGTCAAGCCGCTGTCTGTAAGCGTTGTGTTAATGGAGCTTGCGGTGTCCCCCGTGGAGTATCCCTTCACGAACGCCGATTCTGTATTTTTTTTCATGCGCGCGTTCATTTGATCCCCATTTTTCTGGACCACCCGCTTTACAGCGTCCAGGCTGACCCGTTCGCGCAGGCCCTTTTTCAGCTCCACAAGGCCCTCGAACTTAATATCATGATGTGCCATCACGGTACCTCCGATAATACAAAGGATTCCTTGACGCGGAATCTGCGGCGGCTGTCTACCCGATAGACTTTATTCCCAATCCGCACCCCGTCAAAGACCCCTTCATAATGACTTTGAATGTGGATGGTGACACTGTTTTGCCGCAGTTCCCCGTAGAGCAGGCGCAGCGTCTCGCGCTGAGTTGGGAGGACACTGGCCCACACCTTCGTCTCGGTCGCGCCATCGGGCCCGTAGTCCCCTGTTGATGGATCATATGCCCCCGTGGTGATACGCTGGAAATAGACAGGCGTGTCATATCTCACTGAAACGTCACCTTCCCCCATTTCGATTCGCTGACAGAGTCAAGATAGGCGTCAATGTCCGACTGAAACCGGAGGAAATCGTCATCTGAGAAGGAGATGCTTTCCCCCTCGACAGAGTGAGCGCTCATCCCCTCAGAGCCAATGCGGTTGAATCGGATGACAGACAGCTCATACACAATATACTCCAGCTCCGGAGGAACCTCTTCCACGCCGCCGAGCAGCACGCGCAGCCGGTCCTCTGTAAATCCGACAATGGTAGAAAGCAAGCTGTCTCTGCCATCTCCCTCTATACCGAGCAGGCTTTTAATTTCGTCGTACATCCGGCGTCACCTTATTATCATTCTTTGGCAGTTACCACAGCGATACCGCCCTTTTTGGCCAGATAGTTGGCGTCGCACTCCACGATCACGATCTCTTTGCCAGTGGAAGCGGCGATGTCGCTGGTACCGTCCCAGACGCTCCAAGACTTCACGCTGGCATCCACGGCGGGCAGCACGGCGTTGTCACTGACCTTGTACTTGTAGCTGTTGCCGCTGGTCAGGGCGGGACTGACGGTGATCTTGGTATCGCCGGAAGCAGTGCCAGCAACGCTGGTGACGGTCAGGTTATCCAGGCCGTAGTCACCGCCGACGGTCACCTTGACCACGGCTTTCTTGTTGTCGGGCAGGATGTATTCGCCAGCCTTGCCCGCGCCCTGGAGGGCTACGCCGTCAAAGTCCTCGGACTCCACCGTGCGGGTAGTGTTGATGCCGGTGAACGCCTTGCCGATGCCGGTGATGTAGGCGTAGGCCACCTCGTGCTCCTGGAACAGGCTCTCCGGGACCTCCTCAATGGCGAAACCCTTGAACATGACCGCCTGGTTTCGGTCCATATTCACCGTGGAGCCTTTAGAGGAGGTAGTCAGGCCGGAGTCAATAATCGCGTTGTACAAGTCCGGCGTCACCTTCGCCACCTTGGTGCCCACGGCGCCCACGTTGGTGAAGTAGGCGGACAGCTGGTTGAACACAGAGGCCACGTCCAGGGAGCCCACGTCCGCTCCGGCGCTGATGATCTTGCCCGCTGCGCCGGAGATAAACGCCCCGTGGTGGGCGTTAAACTGGGCGGTCTTGGCCCGGGCCTGGAGCTCCAGCCGGTCCGCGATGGCCACATCGAAATCGTTGTTGACGGTCCACCGGTCAATCCCCTCGTGGAACAGCCACTGCCAGGAGTAGTCCACCGGCTTGTTCACATAGACGATCTCCGTCCGCTTGCCGAACCGGCTGGTCGCGCCGGTGCCGGTCCCAAAGGCCACATTCGCACCGGTGTCGTAGGCGGTACCCACGGCCACAGGGATGTCGGAGGTCTTTACGTAAAAAGCGTGTTCGTTCTCCTGCACCCCGTCCATGGCCTCCAGTCCGCCGCCGAAGAAGTCCCCAAAGTAGGACTGGGCGCCGAACACGGCCTGGAGCAGCTCCTTAAATTCCAGCTGGTAATCCCGGGCGGACAGGTCGTTGTTGTTGCCGTCCGCAAACAGCTGAAGGTCAAATTTCTTCATCTTTTTTCACTCCGTTCTCGCAGCCTAGCTGCGCTTGAATTTGTCAATTCGCTTTTGAATCTCACTGCGCGGTTCTCCGCCTCCGGCGTATGCCTTTGGGACCCGGCCCGCGGCCCGCTTCTCCTCCTGGAGCTTGCGGTCATCCTGGATGATGCCGGTCAGCTTGACGATATTCGCCCGGGTGCTCTCTGCGTCATCCCCCACCACAAAGTCCAGCATGTCCTGGGTCGCTAAGATCTGGTGATCCTCTTTCAGGATACGGGCGGCGGATTTGGACAGCTCCGTCCGAAGGGCCGCTTTCTTGTACTCCTCGATCTTCGCCTCCAGGTCCGTAATGCGCTGGTCCTTCTTCTTCGCCTCGTACTGCCGCCTCTGCTCGCCGTTCATCTTGGCCAGCTTCGCGGCCTCCTCCTGGGCGTCTGCCACCGCCTGCTCCTTCTCCGCCTGCCATTTGGCAAACTTCCGATTGATGATCGCATCCACATCGGCGTCTGTGTACTTCTTCGCGGCCTCCGGCTCCTGCTCCGGCTGAGCTTCCTCCGGCGGCATCTGTTCCGCCTCAGGGGCGGGGTCCGTAGAAGCAGCGGGCGCCTCCGCAAATAGATTCAAGTCAAATTGATGTCGCATAGCTGTAACCTCCAAATAGTTTTTTGCCATAATTCATTGGGCATAAATCCCCTGTTTTTTCGCCGTCAGGGCTTCGGCGCGCCGTCCCCGGCGTAGTCAAAAGATTCGGACGCACTCCGGATAGCTCCCAGCGATCCCCCGTGCGCCCAAAAGAAAGGAATCCAAAAGCAGCGTCAGCTCCCTTGTGGATTCCCCCCATAGGACAACCGCCCTCCCGGGCGATAGTTCACAATGTAGTTTTGTGTCCGTCAGCTCCTCCGCCGACGCTACGAACGTCTGCACCAGCGCCGATACCGATGCACACACAATATCCCACCCCGGCGGCCCGTGCCCGGCGTGGCCAACGGCAGAAAAACCGTGCTCACAAGTTCTGATCTCAATCATTCGACGCCCCTTTGTATTCGCATCGGCCATTATGCCATGCGCCGCACTCAGACCGCTTGCATTCCATCATGTCAAAGCTGACAACCTCAGCCGTCCGGGAATCCTCTTCGTCCGGACCGTCAGTGCATTTCTGCCGCGTCGTCACCGTCTTACGCTTCCCGATCGTATACGGGCAAACCATTCAGCACCACCTCCTCAAAAATGGATATGAAAAAAGCACGGTGCAAAGCAACGTACTTAAATCAACGATTCTATTTGTCCTACATCACAGCAGTTATGCCGCCAGTCTCTTACTGTGGTTCTGCTCGATGAACGATTTGACTGCGGCATACTCCCAGCCGCAGTCCACCAGGCCGCTCACCAGGCATTCCATCGACTGAATCGCCGACAGTTCTTCTACAGTGAAGCAGTCACGCAGCTCACCTTTTGCGCCAACGCCATATTTTTCTCGCAATTGCTTCGCGTTCATGCCAAACAGCACCTTGTAAATACAGTTTGTATAGACGTTAGGCATATCAAACCCTAACATTGTAAGCAAGAAATTCTGCAATTCTACATTTTCCCATGCAATTTGTTTCGTTTCCTCTTTTGTTTTCTTTAGCCATTCAGAGAAAGTGAGCGTTTGTCCGTCCTCTGTTCGCATCAAAAGTTCAGCTTTTGTCTCACCGCCTTTTGCAGATGGCAGTTGTGTTTTGCCTAATGTTGCAACCGCTTTTTTTACTTCTCCTAAAACTTCTGATTTATCCTCAATTTTAAACCATTCTCCCCCAACGCCAAATCCGGAAAAGGTTTTGTGGAGATACCCCTCAACACAGTATGCATTAGACAGCTTCTGACTTTCATAAATCAAAGAGATGTCGCAGTTCCCAATTGATAAGCTTTTCAGTCTTTTCCTTGGATTATCTGATACACCAACTTTAAAGTGTCCGTTTGATTCCATCACATAAACAGATTTCATATATACAAATCAATCCTTTCACGTCGAATTTGTGCATAAAAATAGCACGGTGCTTTCGCACAGTGCTTCAATCAGCTGATTATTTGGATTGGGTATAAGAAAACCGCCTTGCCGCAGCTTGGTGGCTTGAACTTGGGCTGTTTTAATTTTAAAATCCAGGAACAATATCCTTGAGGTCCTTCAGGGCCTCTCTCACTTTTTTCATCATCGAATTATCTTCCAGATATTCGGCGCCTTCCAGCGTAATGTTTACATCATCGTAGCTGGCCGCACGCCCCGTGCCTTTTGTCATGTGATACATGACGCCCTTCACATATCCCTTTTCCTGCATCTCGATCATGATATCGAGCCAATAAGAATAGGGAATGCAAAACCTTTCCCAGCCAATATCGCTCTTGTTAACCCTAACGCCCTGTTTTTTACACGCATACAGCTCTTGCAGAATGCAATAAATAATTTTGAACATATCGTCTTTCGCCATGTTTACAACTCCTTTTCAAGCAGGACAAAACCACGGTGCGGGTGCATCGTGCTACATCATCTGTCTATTGGGTTTTATCTGCGGTTCTTTTCTGCTCTTTCTTTATCATCTTGTTCAAGCAGTTGCCGAGCAAGCGTAGCCCCCACTCTGTCGAAATCATATTCACCATCAAGTGTATTGAAAACCGGGTCGTCATCCGGATAAGGCTCCGTGGTTTTCAACATATTTTCATACGCGATTCGCTCTTCTTTCGATAAATTCAACGCCATAACTTTGCGCCTCCTTCAAAAATTTTCTGATCTCTGCAACATACCCATCCGCATCCCCGGCACTCACAAACTGCTTTAGCGCAGACCGTGCATACACTAAGCGACGCCTCATTTCAAATCCATCAAACAAATTGGTTTTCCGTATAACATAAACTCGGCCATCGTTACCTACCGCTGTCATAGCATTTAGCTCCGATCGACTCAAAAATGAGAGAAGATCGCTTTCGCTAAATATTTCGCAGGAAGGGTGGTTGTGAATAACGATATGCTCTTTCTTGCAGGACGGAATATCAATGTGTCCGTCTGTTCCTACAACTTTCTGTATGGGCACCATGCCCAGATCGCACACAACGCCAACTTCTGTGCCAACATCATACTCACTTACCGATCGAAGCAACTCTTTGTGCGCTGCTTGTAATTTTTCTGCCGCTTCATCCGTCCAGTCAGCCGGTTTTACCAGGGGGACTGCTCCTATCGATTCACCTGTAACTCGAGTCCTCTTAAGATTACTGTCGTTCAGTATAACAAACCCACCGGAATTTGCAACCGCCGTGCCATTCGCCGTGTCCCGCTCATGCATCCTCCGGTTCTCTTCCTCCAGCCAACGCTGAAACTTCTCCTCGTCCCAGTAGGGCGCGGTAGCACAATGGCACCGCGGATGCATCGGCGGTGCGTTCTCCCCGGGCTTCATATCAGAGACTTTAAAATGCTTGCCGTCAAGCTTCCGGCATTCGTTGCAGATCACGCTGTTAACTTCCGGATTGAGCGCCAGAAACTGGTATTCCTCATTTCCGTTGGTCTGATAGGATAGCTTTGCCGCCCCAGTCTGCACCCGGCGCAGCTCCGTAACCATCAACCGCTCAGCGTCTGTCCTCGATACGTCAAAGCGCTTTCTGATATTCCGGGCCAGATCCCTGGAGCCTTTGCCCTGAATCAACCCGATCTGCAACTGTTTCGCCAATTCGCCTTTCAGAATGTCCTGGTACATCCAAATGCGGTCGGAGAAAGTGGCGTTGTGGAAAGAGGCGTTGACAATGGCATGGGCCATAGCTGCATTGTTCTGAACGCTCTCCCCCAGGATACCCGCCTGCCGCCGAAATTCGGACAGTGTCCGGTCGGTTAGCTTCTCGGCAAAGAATTTCTGCATTTCATCAAAGCCGCCCACCAGCTCAAGACCGATGTTCGCTTTCAGCAGCTCCAGCCGGTTGACCTTCATAACCAGATTGTACAGCCTCATCTCGTCGTTGGCCTGCTTGCTGAAATTCTTCTCCCGGACGTACTTCTTTGCTTTTCGCTCATAGGCCTCTATGTCCAGCTTGTCCGCCCGGCGCTTTGCGGCGGCCAGAGTAATCCCCTCCTTCGCCGCGTACCGGGCGTAAAAGGCGTCAATCTCCTTCTGAACGCTGTCCATCATATCCTCATAAATGCGCCGCAGCTCCTTAGCGTATTCCGCCTCGTCTCGGATGTTCTTCTCCCGCTGGGCGGCCTCCCGGCGGCGCCAGTATTCCGAACTGGTCATTCAGCGCCCTCTGTCGAAAACATCCGGCGATCCACCGCCGATTCCGCCCCGGCGGCTTCCTCCTTCTCCATGCGCTCCAGCTCCACCGCCGGATCGGGCACGTAGGACAGCAGTTCTAATTGCGTCCGCTTGGACACCAACCCCTCCGCCTGAGCCGCCACGGCGGTTTCCTCCTGGATGTTCCGGGGCAGGTTCCGGGCCATCTTAAACTCCATATCCCGCCACGCGTCCGGGTTCGCCACGTTGGTAGACAGGGAGCAGAACAGCTTGTACCGCTTGCGCAAGGACTTCTCTATTTTCCGGTCAAAGGTCAGGGCCAGATTGCTCATGGCCTGGAGCTTGTACGCCAGCGCCACCCCAGAGGCCGCGCTCCCGAAGGTCTCGTCGGAAATGTTGGCCACCATTGACGTCTGGTAGATCAGCCGCTCCAGCCGAGTCAGCAGGTTCTCCTGGGTGGCGTCTGCCGTAGGCTTTGTCAGGAACTGGACAATCACGTCCTTGGCGTCATCGGTGCCATACAGATTGATCAGCCGCCGGTCCCGAATGCGCCGAACCCCATCCTCTTCCAGCTCCGCGCCCAGAACGGCCAGATACGCCTCAGCGAAGGCGTCCACGTCGTTGGCCTTTTCACCGATGGCGTGGTTGTAGGATTCAATCAGCCCTGCCACCGGCTCGTACAGCCCCATGCGC